TTAGAGGATAATGGCAGGACAACTTGATTCAGTCTTTAAAAATGTTGCTAAAAGTGTTGTTGCCAGTTTAGGAGACTCTTTTAATCACACAATTACTTTTATTAAACAAGGAGTTCAAGAATATGATGTAGATAATGGAGAACTTGTAAGCATAAATACAACTTATTCAGATATTAAAGTACCACTTGAATTTATACAGTCGGAAGAAGAAGAAGGACAACAACTGAGAAGAGCTAAACTCTACATAACTCCAGATTTAATTGGAGATAATCAAGTTACATTTGAAGATAAAATAAAACTTACCTACGATGGACAGATAAGAACTGCACAGATTTATGATGTAAATACTAAAAAAGGTAATCAAGTTTATCTTTATATTGTCATGGTGCGGTTCTAATGGCTAGGCAAAAAGATTTTAGAAAAAGTAATCCTATAGCAGATATGACAGCACAAATTAATGCTGATTTTAATTCTGTTATAAGAAAAACTCATAAAAGTTTATCAACTAAAAGTCATAGTCCTGTGTATACAGGATTTTTTGCTTCAAGCTGGAAGGTACAAACAACTGGTGTAAAAGCTAAAGATGATATTAGAAAATTTAGGCCCTGGTCTAATATTAAAAGGTCTAGTACTAAAGTAGTAAATGGTAAATGGGTTAGCACAAGACCAAGTAATCCAACTATACGCATAAGGTATCCAGTTAATAGAACGTTCAACATTAAAAGACCTGTCTTTATTGGAAATAGGGCAACACACGCTGCTTATGCTTTAGAGAGTGGTAAGATTCAAAATTTCATACAAGGTCGTATGGCAAAAATAATTAGAGACAATATGAAAGAAAAGAGAACAAAAGGTAGAATATTCTTACAATCAAGACAGACACCTGAAAAATTAACTTTTGGTAAATTAGGTGCACAGGCTGGTTATTCGGAGCTTAACTTATGAGTTTAAAAAACACCCGTGCTGCATTTGAAAAAGCTGTTACTGATGCTGTTTTAGATGAAGACCCAACCATATCAATGGTTTATGACAACCTGAATTTCAATACTCCTGGTCAAGAACAAAGATATGTAGTGATGAATATAAACTACTCACAATCAACCATTCAACCTCACGGTGCAGCTTTAGATTATTATTCTGGAGTTATTCAATGTAATATTCATGTTCCAAAAAATGCAGGAACAAAATCATTAATAGAGATAGCGGAAAAAGTTATAGACGGATTAACTTCTGTAAACGCTTCTGATTATACTGATACTTTTTCGGTAAAACCTAGAGTTCAAGATATGGTAGGACCGAATTTATTAGATATTGAAGAGAGAAGTCATTTCGTTGGTGTAATATCTTGCCAATTTTCAGCTAATGCCTAGTATAATAGAATAGCATTGTATTATTTATGACTAGAGCAATCGAACTTTTAAAGAATAGTTTTGGTGTAAGCCAGCTATATCAACATGATGTAGTAAAGAATGGAACAGTAATTTTAAGTGTTTATTGGCATCCTCTTACTATTGCCGAGAGAGAAGCTATAACAAAAAAATCTAATTCTAATGATACAAATGATTTTGCTTTAGCATTAATGATTGAAAAAGCATTAGATGAAAAAGGAAGCAGACTTTTCCAAGATGGTGACAAAGCTTCTCTTAGAAGAGAAGTCGAAGCAAATATTTTGCAGGAAATACAGTTAGCCATGATAGAAGCTGGTCAAACCAAGGAGGTATCAGAGGCTAAAGCCGATTTGAAAAGCTAATAATCATTGGAGATTTATCTTTTCATTAGCAAAAGAATTAGGAAAAACTGTTGCTGAATTATGTGAAACCTTAACTATTGAAGAAATGATAGGTTGGGTTGCTTATTCAGAACTTGAACACGAAAGTTTTGAAAAACAACAACAACAAGCACAAAGAAGTAGTGCTTTGAAAGGGAAAAGAGGTAGAATAAAATAAATGTTTTAATTTTTCTAAGTGGCTGAATATACAGTAAATCTAAAACTTGCTGTTCAAGGAAGCAAAGAATTAGATAAATTAAATAAAAAAATTGATAAAACAAGAAAGCATTTAAATAAAGCTGAAATTGGAAGTGCAAAATTCAATAAATCAATAGACAAATTGATAAGAGTTGAAAAAGGATACGCAAAAGCATTACAAACTAGAACAAAAGCTATTGATAATGCCCTTAGAGCAGCTACAGGTATGCAAACTTTAGAACAGAGAGAGCATCAATTATTAATAAGAGGTAATAAGTTAAGAGATTTACGAGCCAGAAAAGATAGAGCCTTAAATCGTCAAAAGATGGTAAATAGAGGAGTAACTGGAGCAATAGGTAGTGGAATTATTGGTGGTGGCTTCCCTTTGCTTTTTGGACAAGGACCAACAGCAGCAATAGGTGGTGCTGTAGGTGGTGTAGCTGGTGGAGCATTATCAGCTATCCCTGGAATGGGACAATTTGGCTTTGCCCTTTCTATAGCTGGTACTGCTATTGGTAGTGCTCTAAATGATTTATCAAAAGCTCTTGCAAAACCTACAGAAAATATACAAACTCTTGTTGAGAAATTTGGATTGACAGGGACAGAAACAGGAGACTTAGCTTTAAAACTAGAAAAACTTGGTTTAAAATCATCTGCTGCTAAAATTCTTTTAGAAGAGGGAGCACAACAATTTGGTATAACAGCAGCCGAAGTAGAAATAAATACAAAAAAAATGCAAGAGTTTGAAAACTCTATAGCTAAATTAGGAACTCAAATTACTTTATTTTTAGCAGACAACTTAACACCTTTTATTGATCTTCTTGGTAAAATTCCATTTGGATCAATAGGTAAAAAGCTTGAACCTTTCACTAATCTGCTTATGTTTGGGCAACTAGAAAGCCCTGCTGAAACTGTAAATAGAATGAAAGGAATATCTAATATTCCTACTGGTGAAGGTAATGCAATAATTGGAGGAGTAAAATTAAATCCTGACTTTGGAAAACCAGGGCTTGGTGGTGCTGGTAATTTATCAAAAGGGCCATCTAATGATTTAGCAAGACAAGTTTTTGAACAAAAAGAATTATTGCCTTTACAGCAAAAATTAGAACTTGAAAAAAATAGATTAGTTGTTAGTAGTGAGAAGTTAAACTTAATGAAAGAAGAGTTTGAATTAACAAATTTAGAAAACGAATTACAACTTTTAATAAGTGAAAATGAAAAACTAAGTTCTGATGAATTAGATGAAAAAATAGAGAAATTAAAAATAGCAAGAGACACACAACAACAGGTTGTTGACAATACGAAAAAATTAATAGATCCTTTCAGAGAAATTTCTGGACTTATTGCTCAAGATATTGGTGATGGCATTAGAGGCTTGATAAGAGGAACTGAAACCTTGGGTAATCTTTTAAATAATGTAGTCAATAAGATGATAGACGGTTTTATTAATATGGCAATATTTGGTAATTTTGGAGGAACTTTTGAAAGAGGTTCAGGTTTATTAGGTGGTATTTTTAGAGCAAAAGGTGGTCCAGTAAAAGGTGGTGGAAGTTACATAGTAGGAGAACGTGGACCAGAGATGTTTAGTCCAGGAGTATCTGGCACGATTACACCAAACCATGCTCTTGGCGGTTCAACTACTGTTATTGTAAATGTAGATGCTACAGGATCTAATGTAGAAGGAGATGAACAACAAGGAAGAGAACTTGGTCGTCTTATCTCAATTGCAGTACAATCTGAATTAGTACAACAAAAACGACCTGGAGGAATACTTGCATAATGGCTACTTTCCCTTCTATCGTTCCAAAATACGGGCAAAGGAAAAAATCAGAGCCAAATATTAGAACTGTTCGTTTTGCTGATGGCTATGAACATAGAATTATGCTTGGATTACCTGAACATCAAAATCCAAAAGAATTTAGTTTTACCTTTGAAGTTTCAGAAGCACAGGCAGATGTAATAGAAGCATTTTTAGATGCGAGAGCTTTAGATCGAGAATCATTTACATTTACCCCTCCAGGTGAACCAAGTTCATCACAGTTTGTTTGTGAGGGTTGGTCTAAGTCAATTCCATATCTTAATAGATCCACTATCGAAGCAACCTTTAGAGAGGTATTTGAACCAGCATCATAATGGCAGTAAATCAACCAGTATTTAGTGATCTTCAATCAATAAATCCTTCAGCAGTTATTGAGTTATTTACTCTTCAATTAGATAATGCGTTACATGGTGCGAATACTATTTATCGTTTTCATGCTGGTAGTAATTTAAATGCAAATGGACAAATTGTATGGGATGGTAATTCGTATCTTCGCTTTCCAATAGAAGCTAACGGATTTTCTTTTCAAAAAGGTCAGTTACCTCGCCCAAAACTTGTAATAAGCAATGCTACAGGTTTGATTTCAGCAATACTTTTAACTGTCAACGAGACAACAGCAGGAAATGATTTAACAGGAGCCACGGTTACAAGAATAACTACTTTGGCAAAATTTATTGATGCTGCTAATTTTGCTAACGGTCAAAATGCAACGGCTGACCCTACTGCTGAATTTCCCAGAGAAATCTATGGAATAGATCGTAAATCCTCCGAGAATAGAAATGTTGTAGAGTTTGAACTGGCTGCACCTACTGACTTAGCTGGAGTTCGTATTCCAGGCCGTCAGGCTACAAGAAAAGATTTTCCTTCTGTTGGTACGTTTGGATAATGACTTGGAAGTATAAAGCATTACTCCATGCAAAAAAAGAAGACCCCAAAGAATGTTGTGGATTATTGCTCAGTGTAAAAGGTAAAGAGAGATATTATCCTTGTCGGAATTTGTCGATGACAGAACATCAGTGTTTTATAATCGACCCAGAAGATTATGTAAAGGCTGATAATACTGGAGAAATAATTGGAGTAGTACACAGCCATCCGATAACTCCTCCTGCTCCAAGCCAAGCAGACAAAATAGGTTGTGAAAAAAGTAATCTTCCGTGGTACATTGTTAATCCAAAAACAGAACAGTGGGCTTACTTAGAGCCATGTGGATACAAACCACCTTTATTGGGTCGTCAATGGGTATGGGGAGTCACAGATTGTTGGAGTTTAGTTAGAGATTGGTATAAAGAAGAAAAGAACATAGAGTTAAGAGATTGGGAAAGACCAATAACAGTACAAGAGTTTCTAAAAGATCCCATGTTTGAAAGATGTGCTTGGCGAACAGGTTTTAGAGAATTAAGAAAAGACGAAAAATTAGAAGATGGTGATTTACTTTTTATGAGTATTCTAAATCCAGGGTTAAATCATGTAGCATTATTTTTTGAAGGAGATGTTATTCATCATTTAACCGATAGACTATCTTGTAGAGAACCTTACTCTGAATGGTTGCTAAAATGTACAGGAAAGAGGTTACGTTATGCTTCGTAAGATAAAGTTATACGGACAATTAGCCGAGTTTGTAGGCCATAAAGAATTTGAAGTTAAAGTAGATACATTATCTAAAGCTGTAAGTTTTTTAATACATAACTTTCCAGGGATTGAGCAGTACATGAGTCCTAAGTATTATCAGGTAAAAATAGGAAATTATGAAATTGATGAAAATGAAATAGATTATCCTGTTGGTAAACAAGATATTCACTTTATACCTGTAATAAGCGGAGCAGGAAAAGGTCTGGGAAAAGTTTTACTTGGGGCAGCGTTAATAGGTGCAGCTTTTATCGGTGGTGCTAGTTTAGGATTTACTGGTTTTACGGGTGGTTTTGCAGCAGGGGGAATTGGATTAGCTTCTATAAGCGGAAATATTGGTTTAGCTTTAGTTTTATCAGGTGTATCTGATATGTTATTCCCTTTACCGCAACAGCAATCATTTTCAACAGAGGAAGATCCTAGATTATCGTTTAGCTTTAGTGGCGTTCAAAATACATCAAGAGCAGGAACTCCTGTTCCTATAGTTTATGGTGAAATTTTTACAGGAAGTGTTGTAATAAGTGCAGCCATAGACACTAATCAAATCGAGGCATGACTGAAAATACTAAAATTATTAGAGGTTCTAAAGGTGGAGATCAAAGTCCTCCTCCTCCGTATCGTGCTCCAGATTCCTTACATAGTAGAAGTTTTGCTACTATACAAGACTTAATTTCTGAAGGAGAGATAGAAGGGTTTGCAACTGCATCTAAAGAAGGACTTACTAAAGGAACTACAGCTTATAACAATGCAAGTTTAAAAGATGTATTTCTTGATGATACTCCAATTCTTGTATCTACAGCAGACAGTAGTAATCCATCAGACACCGAATTTAATTTCCAAGATGTAACCTTTAAATCTAAATTTGGAACAGCAAGCCAAACGGCAATGACGGGTATTCCAGATATAGACGAGAGTAGAGCACCAAGCGGAGTTCAAGTAGTTGTTGAAAACAGTGATGGAACTGAAAGTGGAGGATTGATTGGTGCGGTAACAAGACAAATAACTAATACAGATGTTGATGCTGTGATAGTTACTTTAACTTGGCCTCAAATACAAATATTGGAAGATGACGGTGATATTAGAGGTGACAGAGTTGATTATAAAATTCAACTACAACATGACAGTGGTGGTTTTGTCACTAAAATTGAGTCATTTGTAGAGGGGAGAACGGCAGATGCTTATGCTAGAGATCATAGAATACAGCTAAACGATAGCTTTACTACCGTAGACATAAGAGTAATAAGAGTTACTGCTGATAGTTCTACATCAACAAGAGTAAATGCTTTTCAATTTACAAGTTTTCAAGAAGTTATTGATAACAACAGTACTTACCCAAATAGTGCTTACATGGCTCTTCGTTTAGATAGTAAGCAATTTAATCGTATTCCTTCAAGAAAATATAGAATTAGAGGAATAAAAGTAAGAATACCAGGAGCAGGAGCATCTAATTCTGGCACACCTACCGTTGATCTTCAAACTGGCAGAATAGTGTACCCAGATGGTTACATATTTAATGGAGTTATGGGGGCTGCTGTCTATACAAACTGTCCTGCAATGTGTTTACTGGACCTTCTTACAAACACTAGATATGGGTTGGGAAATCATATAATAGATAGCAATTTAGATTTATTCAGTTTCGTTGCTGCTAGTAGATATGCCAATGAATTAGTAGATGATAAAACGGGGGCTGGTACACAAGAAGCAAGATTTAGTTGCAATGTTAATATTCAAAGTCCTAAAGAAGCTTTT